GATATCCCGGTTCATCGTGTCGGTTCGGGCGACGATTACCTGCCGGTCGATGAGGCGCATCCGGCTAACTTCACTATCACGGGCGCGTATGCGGTGTCCGCTGACCTTACGGAACTGCCGAGCCAGAAGGACGCGCCACGCGGCATGAAGTCGTGGCTCCGGGGCAATGTCGAAAATGGTCTGCGACCTGACGGCGAGAAGGGTTCGCGGGATGTCATCAAGAACGCTGTCGATCAAGTGCTTTCCCGGTTCTGGAAGCGTGACAAGTCGAGCGGCGGTACCGGGCCCGAGGCTTTGGACTCCAAGTTGCTCGGTCTGTACAAGTCACTCAAGGGTGCCCGCGACCGTTGGCAGACTGACGGCGGCGAGGTTCTTTCGGATGCCGAGTTCAAAGCCGAGTGCGACCGGTTCGCTGACAAGGTGCTGAAGCGTCAGGCGAAAAAGGCGAAGCAATCCTGACAAGTGTCAGGAATCACGGGGGGGCGGCGCGAGCCGCCCCCCTTCATCTAACTTGAAGAGGTGCAAGATGGATACGATTAACAAACTTATGTTGATGGCGGTGAAAAAATACGCTGCCGAGGGTCTCGCGGATTATATGTTCCAAGTCGGGACTACCACGCAAGACGGCGACGGCGAATTATGCGTTTTTGTTTTCCGCTACGCGAATCTGGTGGACAGAATCACGCTCGATTGACCCGGTTTTTCTATGCCCCATCAGGCTCACGCTTGGTGGGGCTTTTTTGTGCCCGGTCGCCACGCGAGACCAGTTCTAACGAAGCCAGTTATACCGACACCAGTTCTATTGAGACTAGTTCTAGCGAAGCCAGTTCTAGCGAAGCCAGTTCTACGGAGACCAGTTCCTAGGCGCAAGGCCAATGGGGAAGGCCAATGGGGAAGGCCAATGGGGAAGGCCAATGGTTGAAGCATTGTTTATACCACGCTGAAACTGAGCGATAACAACTCCCACAATCCCTCCTGACATTGTCAGGACAATGTTTATACCATACGAGTACTGACAGGGCTCTAAGCAATTACGGCGTGAGAATCGGTTTGCTTAAAGTATGAATTCTTTGAAGTTTGGGGCTTTTCGAGGCCGAAACTTGCAATATCGAAACTTGTTATATGGAACAAAATTACCCTGTTTTCGAGGGAAATCAATGACTTACGGAAATGCGTTTGTACTCACACATAACTGAACACCGTACAAGGTAAGTGTTTGATTCGCAAAGGAAAAATGGGGTTTTGTTCCGTTGTTCCGTTGTTCTTGCAAGGGGGACAAAGGGACAGATTTGAGGGTTTACGCAAGTGCAAAAAATTTCCGCAAAAATTAGATTTTACCCGCCGCCCTCTATATTCCCAAAATCACGGAACAAGCGAACATTTACTACTTCTTCTTCTTCTTCTTAAATATATTATATATAAAAATCAATAACTTACATATTCTAAAGTTCAATCAAACTGACCTTATCCTGTTCTATTTAACAACTTCAAAATACCGTACAAACGGAACAAGATATTACCACTTTCCACTTTACCCCATTACATTCAAGCACTTAGCGTGTACGGTGCTGAAAAACCGCACATTTCCTGACATTGTCAGGACATTGTTTACACCACGCTGAAACTCTTCCCATACTCAATTAAAACTTCGCTACCCCCAAGCAAATTATTTTGCTTCCTGCCTTGACATGAGAGTTCAGTTAGGTTATAATATAGTCTATAGTGGAAGAAGCGCGAAGCACGACCAAAGCCGACCAACCCCCACCCAACCAACCTAACCAACCAATCCTGACACTGTCAGGACACACAGCGAGGAGGCGATATGAGTTGTTTCTGTAGAGTTTGCGTTACCCACGGCATGTTCACCCCAGTCGAGCCACGCAGACACAAGGCGGGATTTGATACCTGCCTACCCTGCGGGGAGCGCGAGGCACGACAGGTCAAGCACACGATAGTGCCGATGCACAAGTCGAACTACATGGTCGTGTCGGATAAGACACTACTTGCCCAAATCACCCGCCCCGGTCGGGGCAGCAGTCACTAGGAGTACGAGGCATGAGCAAGCGAGACATGAGTGAGGCGAAGTTGAGGATGTATCAGGTCGAGGTGTTCATGCACCGCGACAGCCCCGAGCCTGACCTTGTGTTTATCCGATACAGCAAGCGCAAGGTGAGCCAAGCAATCAACAGCATCATCAAGGCCGTGACGAATAAGTTCCCATACTGCGACACGGTCGAGGTCTACAACATGGACGAGGAGTACGAGGCATGAGCATGAAACGGGGTTTCCTGAGCGAGAAGGAGTTGCTTGAGTTCGTAGGTGAGCGATGCGAAGAGCAGGTCGCAGGGTGTCCGATATGCAAAGCATGGGCGAGGCACGACCTGATTAACCACATGAGGTTTGAGGACGAGAACAAACGAATCGAGGAGTGCAAGGCATGAGCAAGACAAGAGACGAGGAATGGTTCCACGACGATCAAGCTCGCTGGTGGGACGACCAGAAGCGTGACGAGGACGAGTTACGGCAGATACGCGACGAGATAGAGACCGAGGTGGTCAAGGCGTTCGCGGAGGAGTTCCTGCCCACCTACGAGGACAAACTTAAACGGATAGCCGCTGCTGTGTACAAGCAAGGGTTCATGCACGGGTTCGCGGCTGCACTACTGGGTGCAGGTGCGTTCATTTTTATTCGCTAGCCTGTTGACATGAGAGTTCAGTTAGGTTATAATATAGGTGTAGAGTCGAGTAACGCCTGATGGCGGACAAACATACCAACCACTCCTGACATTGTCAGGACAACTACTAGGAGAACTATGTCATGGAAATCTTGAAGAAGCCCGAACACATCACATCGTTGGCGACGAGCGGCATCTTGCTACGCGCCAAGGTCAAGGTCTGGACTGCGACCAAGCAGGATAGAGATATCAGCGACGAGGTGACATCCAACAAGAAGGCCGCACGCAACGCGGGGCGGTACACCAAGCAACTTTTTGCTGATGTGCAGGAACTGCGCGTACTCCTGAACGACCGGCAGACTTGGTACAACTTTATACAGCGCGTGACTTACCCATGGGACGGTGAGTGGGGCTACCTGCCTACATCGCGCATCCCGCAGGTCATGGCCGAGATTAACCAACGCAAGGCTAAGTCGATGGAGTTACTGGAGAACTTCATCAACGCCATGCCCGCAGCGGTATCCAACGAGGCGTTCGTGCAGGGTGACATGTTTAACCGAGACGATTACCCGACTCCTGACGAGGTCAGGAGCAAGTTCCGCATCATCGTGCAGACCATGAACATCCCCGAGGGTGACTACCGAGTGACCATCGCCGATGACCTTGCTCAAGACCTAAAGCGCAACTTTGAGGCGCAGACACGCGACATCATCAAGGACATCCACGCCAAGCAGAACGACCAATTGGTCAAGGTATTGCAGTCGTTCTCACACTGCTGTGATAGCGAGACGGTCATGGAGGACGGCGAGGTCAAGGTCAAGCGCAGGAAGATGTACGAGTCAACCCTGACCGATGCACTGGAACTTTGCGACACATTCGCTGACTTCAATCTTACTGACGACCCGCGTCTGAAGGAAGCACGGCGTGACCTGTTGCGTGTACTGGACGGAGTGACCATCGACCAACTGCGTAACAACGACACCAAGCGCATCGTGGTCAAGGAAGGCGTGGACGACATCCTCGCCAAGTTTGGACTGTAATTTTAATCTAGGAGATTTATGCCATGGCTACTAACACGATTGATTTCAACAACCCCATCACCCTTGCTCAGGCTCGTGTGGCTATACGCACATTGGGTACCACCAATACAGCCATCATCAAAGGCGAACCGGGGTGCGGCAAGTCAACGCTCTTGAAGATGCTCAAGGAGGACATGGGCGACGGGTACGACTACATCTATGTGGACTGCCCAGTCAAGGACATTGGCGACACAGTTATGAGTGTTCCTGACAATGACAGGACTCGACTGACTCAGGTCGTATCTGACTTGTTCATGCTCGACAGCCCGAAGCCGAAGGTCATCATGCTCGACGAGTTCATGAAGACACCGAAACTTCTACAGACCATGTGGACTCGACTGATGCTTGAACGGACGGTGGGTGACCATGTGCTGCCCGAGGGTTCGGTTGTCTTTGCGACAAGCAACAATGCGTCGGACGGTGTAGGCGACAGCATGCTCGCACACGCAGGCAATCGTGTGACCATCTATAACTTGCGCAAGTCTAACGCAGCCGAGTGGAACGCTTGGGCGACGGACAACGACATCGCTCCCGAGATTCGTGCTTGCGTGGCTATGAACCCGCGCATGATGGCGAGTTACTTGGACGGCGGACAGGACGACAACCCAGTGATATTCAACCCCGCCAGAAAATCCCTGTCGTTCGTTACCGGTCGGTCGCTTGCCAAGTGTGACCCCATCGTGCGTAACAGACATGTGTTGGGTGATGTACTGACCAAGGCATCGCTTGCAGGGACTATCGGCGCAGCCGCAGCCGAGTTGATGAGTGCGTTCTTGTCGCTCGCTAACGAGTTGGTATCGGTCAAGGATGTTATCGCTGACCCTGACAATGTCAGGATGCCTGAGAAACCCGCCGCGCTGTTCATGATGATGTTCAATGCAATCGACACCATCGAGACGCAGGACGAGTTGGCATCGTTCATGAAGTTCTTGAACCGCATCAAGTCTAGCGAGGTTCAGTCTGTGTTCTTCACGATGGCGATGCAGTCCAAGCGCGTCGGCAAGTTGGCAGTGAGGAACGAGCAGATCAAGGATTGGGCGAAGAACAACTACGAGTTGCTTATCTAATCATCATCTAGGAGGCATGTCATGAACGCAGCAGTACAAACCATGGACGCTGAGTTGAAGTTGAAGAAGGCGCACATCCGATTGATGCGTCACCCTGAGACTTGTCTTTACTCAGGCATCATCCTGCTAGGCGATACGCAGGTGGTGGACGAGGACGACGAGGTACCAACGGCGTGTACCGATGGTATCAATACATACTACGGTCGAGGGTTCTTGAACGGGCTGACCGTCGAGGAGACGGCAGCATTGGTGCTGCATGAGAACCTGCACAAGTTGCTCAAGCACATCGCACGGCACAAGGACTTGAACGAGAAAGACCCGATGCTTGCGAATGTGGCGATGGACTTTGTGGTCAACGACATCATCATGAATCTCAAGGACAAGACGCTGTGTACCTTGCCGCATGGTGGTCTGTATGACCCGATGTTTCACGACTGGTCGGTGCGTCAAGTGTTCGACTATCTGTGGAAAGAGAAAGAGAAGAACCGTGGGGGCGGCCCCGGTGGTGCTACGCAGAACAACGGTAAGCCTAACGGACCACAGAAGCGCGGCGAACCGCTGGACAAGCATGACTACAAGGGCAAGCAAGGGAAGGACGGCAAGGGTGGTGGCGAGTTGACGCCCGAGCAGCAGCGCGAGTTGGAGCGCAAGATTAACGAGGGCTTGCAGCAGGGTGGCATCCTTGCGGGGAAGTTTGGCGTGGACATCCCTCGCACCATCAAGCAGGAGATGGAGCCGGAGATTGCGTGGGAGGATGTGCTCGATGACTTCTGGTCGGGGATTATGCGGGGCATGGACGAGTTCACATGGTCGAGACTCAACCGTCGCCGTCTGGCAGATGACCTGTACTTGCCATCGTCTTACTCCGAAACGGTAGGTCAGATGGTGTTCGCCATCGACACATCAGGCAGCATCGACAACGCAGCGATTAGCCGCGTTGCAGCCCGTATCAGCAACCTGTGTGAGTTGTATCCGCCAGAGTCGGTCATCGTGCTGTGGTGGGACACGAAGGTTCATGCCGAGCAGCGGTTCGAGAGTACTGATTACAACAACATCGCAAAGTTGTTGAAGCCGGTCGGCGGAGGCGGCACGCGAGTCAGTTGTGTGAGTGAGTACATGAACAAGCAAAACATCAACCCTGACGGTGTGATTGTCTTCACCGATGGGCATGTCGAGCATGATGTCAAGTGGGAGGTGCCGTGTCCGACGCTGTGGTTGGTCACGAGCAGCAAGTCTTTCAACCCGCCCCATGGGCGCAAAGTGATGGTTAAGCAATAACTAGGAGGTATATGTCATGGCTAAGAAGATTAAAGAACAAGTCGATTTGAGCGATATGTTTTACGAAGGTGTGCATGATGACGCATCGAAGGCGAAAGTGATGCGCTCTCCGTTGTGGCCTCTGGCTGTATCGGTGTATGCGTACTTCAAACCGTTGCGGCTTGGCCCCGTTTGTCATTCGGGTGCTGATGGGGAGTTGTTTCATTTCCTGACAGAGTCAGGACTGCCCGTGGTGTGTTTGAACCGGGGGACTGACGGCGATATAAGAGTCATGACCGCTGACCGAGGCGTTCATGGATGGGCGGTTGACAAGACGCTGCCGTACACGAGTGTGCTTAAATCCAACAACATCCGGTATGTCATAGCCAAGTTGAAGCCTAACGCAAACCACGATGTCAAAGGTTGCCTCCATCGCGCCATTGAAAGAGCGAGTGTGGCGATGTCCGAGTTTATGTCTAAGGCGTTGGATGATGTGGTAGATAACTTGGCTAACAGTCGCATGAGCAAGCCGCAGGTAGAGATGCCTAGTCATTTACCCGCTCTTCTTATGAGGATTGTCATAGAGGACAAGTCCAAGGACAGTATTGCCCCGAGTCAATTACGCGAATTGACTACTGCTTACTCTGATTACATGGCGATGAACGACAAGTTTGAAGCAGCAGTCAACCGTGGTGCGGACATGTTCAACGGCGACAAGTGGGTGGCTATGAATCGTGTACTTGGTGGTGTCATCGTCGGCGCTGTGTCAAGTAAGCCATTGCTTGCGGCGTACGACATCTACAAAGAGAAGGGGGGCTTCCCTTCCTCTAGTTCCCACAACTACATCGAGCCGGTTGTGCCGTTCAAGTGGTACAAGAACATCGAGTCGATACCGCAGGATATCCGTTCGGAGTTTGAGTTATCCGCTGTAATGCTGAGAGCGCATACGAACTCTACAGGCATACTGCCCGACATCAGGGAGAATAACGGGAACATGGTGGTGTGGGAGCCTGTCGAGGCGTTCGGCTTCTCCTCATGGGCTACCAATTCAGCCGACTTCATAATGTTCAACAAGTAAGGAGGACAAGACATGAGCAAGCAACCGCGAACGATCCCCATCACCTTGAGCATCGACGACTTGGGCGACGGGTTCTATGACGAGGTGTTGGAGGAGTTCAAGCATGTCATCGCCCGTATGGGGCATGACCCGGACAAGTTCTTTTACGACCAATGGCGCATCACTTGCGTAGCAGAGGAGGACAAGGCATGAACGAGAAGAGACGAGTCATCATCACCATCAGGCGTGGCATCCCCGAAGTCATCGAGGCACCGGATAATGTCGATGTCGAAATCTGGGACTACGACACGGACGGGTTCTATGACGAGGTGTTGGAAGAGGACGACAACGGCGAGAAGTATTTTTTGAGGGAGGGTTGAACATGACCGACAACAGCAAGACCTATACGAGCGTCATTGACACCAAAGTCGAGGAAGTGATGAACAGCAAAGAAGTGTTTGTCATCTTGTCGTATTGGCCCCATGAACCCACGCAGGTGTATGGGACTTTCGATACTGAACAAGAGGCGTGGGCATACGCCGAGAGGCAAGGCTTTACGGTCGGTTTGGGTTCATTTGAAGTCAAGCCGATCCGCAATATAAACGAGGAGCCTGAAGCATGAAGACGGAGGGTTGAACATGACCGACAAAGCAGAGCCAATCAACCTAGTCGGAGACCGGATGAGGTTTTTGTGTGAGTATGAAAACGGGCAATACAGTCTGCATATGGGTAATGGCATGTACAGGCATTTTGATGACACGACTTTGCCGGGCGAACTAAAGACTTTAATCGGACTGATAAATGGTTTTGATTGGGACTCGCTGCACAAAACACACGGGCATAACTACATCGACCATATACGCGGCGTAGCGTATGACATCACATGGAGTAACCGTCCGTATTACCCAGAGGTATGTAACGAAATTGGATGGCGTGTAGCCGACTGCTACGCGCTAACTGTTCCATACAAGTACTTCATGGAGTTGAAGGGCGATGAGTCCTGACACTGTCAGGAGACAAAGTTCTGATTCATGTGGTAAGTTCTGTAGGAGTTTGTCCTATGGAGATTGCCAACATGACGCCCGAGGCGAAGGTTAAAGCGAAGGTAAAGAAAGTTTTGAACGATGTCGGTGCGTACTACGCCATGCCAATGGGAACTGGTTTCGGGAATAGCGGCGTACCGGATTTTTTAGTCTGTTGTAACGGGAGGTTTTATGCGATAGAGTGCAAGGCAAACGGTAATAAGCCTACCGCGCTTCAATTGAAGCATCTCGATGACATCCGCAAAGCAGGTGGCATCGCATTGTTGATTGATGAAACAACCGTAGAGAACCTACGCAAGGAGTTAGAGACATGACTACTGAAGCAAAGATTCGCCGTTTTCTGGCAAAGGGTGTGAGTGCGGATGAGATTGCCAAGAAACTTGGCATCAGCAAGAACCGTGTCTACACGGTGCGTTGGAAGGAAGCGAAGAAGACGGGCACGCCTAAGAAGGCGAAGCCGACCGAGTTGAAGAGAGAAGCGTTGCTGACCGACGATGAAATCATCGCGCTGTTCGACCGTTCCAACACCGACCTCGTAAATCACCCCGAGCACTACAAGGCCGGTGGCATCGAGACCATCGACTTCATCGAGTCCAAAGATTTGAACTACCGCTTGGGCAATGTCGTGAAGTACATCAGCCGCGCAGGTAAGAAGGACTCCGACCCTGTGCAGGACTTGGAGAAGGCTGCGTGGTACTTGAAGCGCGAGATCGAAGCGCGGAAGGGTGCGTGATGTTCCGTGCCATCAGGTATTGGTGGCTACAGCGCAAATTCAATGGCACACGGGAGTGGGGGCGAGTCCCCCCTCCCAACTGGCGCTGTGCAAGAAGTGGGAGGGAATACTGGTGAACGATAAAACTATGGAGTACAGCAAGGACCGGCTCAACAAACAGATACGGGACCTTGTGCGAGAGAACGGACACCTCAAAGACACTATCTTTCGTAAGGACTACGAGTTAAACCAACTGCGCCGTCAGATGGAAGACGCAGACAATATGAGTAACTTCTTGAGCATCACGATGGGCATCATCCTCGTGGCGTTCATCGTCTTTGCGCTGTACGCAGTCAAATTGGCATCAGGAGCGTAGCCATGACTATTCAATATCAACCTGACCTGTTCGACGATGAGTGGGACAAGATGGCACACACTCCGGATGAGTACCGCAGGGAGATCCGGCAACTGCGTGAGCGGTGCTACAAGTATTGGAAGGAGTTGGAAGGACTTCGCGCTGACTTGGAAGCCCTGAGCAGCGAGATGGAACGGATGGAGAGGCAGCGATGAGCAAAATCGTAGACTTGTTGATAAAGTCTGCCTTCCTAATTGGCTTTTCGATTGGATTGTTGTGTGGCTTTTATTTTGCCGTGTGGATGGAGGTGAAGCCGTGACACGCGAGGACATCACCCGGATGGCGCGGGAGGCGGAGGATTACGTTGATACCATCTACGCTAAAGGCGAGTATCACCCCGGATGGCTGGAAGTCTTTAATGTTCGCTTCGCCGCCCTTGTCGCAGCAGCCGAGCGGGAGGCGTGTGCGGAGATCTGCGACGCGGAGGCGACCATTGAGGGCATCGCGCAGCGGTGCGCCGCCGCCATCCGTGCGAGGGGGACGAAGTGACCGAAGAACCACTTGATCCGAACACGTTGTACGCTGACGGGTTTGAAAAAGCCTTGATCGGTCTTGGGTGGCAACACACCAAACTGCTAGCCGTTTACGACTACAAAAAGTGCGTAGAGATACTGATGACACGCGAAGAGATGACGCACGAAGAGGCTATCGAGTGGATGGAGTACAACGTGGTCGGCTCGTATGTCGGTGAGTACACGCCGATCTTTGTGATAGGCGAGGAATAATTGGTTCATGTTTGAAACAATATTAGCTTCATCTTGGTTGCCTATAATTGGGTGCTATGGGGATCGTCTATCAACAGGTCAGTCTTGGGGATCGCGGTATCAAGCGCCGTTTGATGGTGCTACAGAAAGCGTGCTTACCCGACGACAAGTTGTATCTCCCCGACGACGGTGTGTGGTGGATGGCGTATCGTCAGAAAACGCCTGTGGGCTTCTCGTGCGTCACCCCGTCCAAGCAATTGGTCGATGGGGTGTATTTGGGCAGGTGCGGGGTTCTTCCTGCGTACCGGGGGCGCGGGATACAACGTCAAATGATCCGTCTGCGCGTGGCTTGGGCAAAGCGGCACGGATACAACTGGGCCGTATCAGACACGACAGACAACATACCAAGTGCGAATAACCTGATCTCGTGCGGATTCAGGCTTTATGTCCCCGAGGTGCAATACTCTTTTGTCAGAACATTGTACTGGAGGAAAAAGTTGTAGATGTTTTTCAAAGCAGGAGGAAGAGGTGGGCACTGAAGAAGACATCCTTGACTTGATCCGTGAGTTACCGGGTGAGATCAACAACTCCGGGACCACGACCGAGTTCAAGTTCTTGACCGTAGGCAGCGTGCTCTGGGCGTGCCATGACGAGATTGTTTATCTACGTAAACGAGTGAGGGAGTTGGAAAATGGCAAAGGCAGTAAGGCTCAAAGCAAAGTCCGTCGCTGACTGCGTTGATTACCCGACAGCCGATCCTGACCGGGAGAAGGCGTGGGATAAGCTAATTAAAAGCAGACAGGGTAAAAACCTGAGCAGACATGGGTTCCCGAAGGACGAACACGGATTCAGGTTCCCTCTGGGCGGGTGCTACCACGAACTGTGGTGCATCGCTTGGGAGTTTGCGTGGGATGCAGGGTACAGAAGTCGGATGGAAGTGGAGTCAAAGAGTGAAGCAAAAACGCGAAAGAAGATGTAATGAGTGTTGGCATTTGTTTGCCAGTCCTGAGTCCATAAGGCTGCATCGTCTGATAGGTGGTCGGTGCCGCACTGAAGATGAGTTGAAGGCCGCAGGGTATACCCTGACCCCTAAGGGGTGGCTGCACAGCATGAACAAACCGAAAGAGGTATAGGGTGAGTTTTATTACGCTTGATTTCGAGACGTACTATGCCAACGACCTTGGGTTCCGTACTCAGACCAACGAGGAGTACCTGAACGACCCGCGCTTTGAGGTGATTGGTGTTGGCATCAAGGTCGATGACAACCCGACCAAGTGGGTCACGGAGAACATCGCAGACGAACTCGCCATGCTTGACTGGGGCAACTCAGCCCTGCTCTGTCACAACATGATGTTCGATGGCGCGATCCTTGCGTGGAAGTACGGGATTGTCCCGGCGATGTATTACGACACGCTGTGCATGGCACGGGCGATTCATGGCGTTGATGCAGGTGGCTCACTCAAGGCTTTGGCTGAGCGGTACAACCTAGGCGTGAAGGGTACCGAGGTGGTCGATGCTTTGGGCAAGCGACGGGCAGACTTCACCCCGGAACAACTCGCAGCCTACGGGCGTTACTGCGTCAATGACGTAGACCTTACCTTCAAGTTGTTTGGCTCCCTGTTGTCGGGCTACTTCCCGCAGGACGAACTTGACTTGATCGACATGACGCTGCGTATGTACACGCAACCCGTACTTGAGGTGGACGACGCCCTCTTGGTTGACCGACTGGAGCAGGTCAGGGCACAGAAGAAGGAACTCCTCAGTGGTCTGATGGACGCGATGAAGGTCACGACCGTTGAGGAAGTCCGGACATGTCTGGCAAGCAACCCTCAGTTCGCCGCTGAACTTGAGCGGCACGGTATCACCCCGCCTAAAAAGGTAAGCCCGACGACAGGCAAGGAGACGTTTGCTCTTGCCAAGAACGACGAGGCGTTCATCGAGTTATTGGAACACGATAATCCACTTATCCAACAACTATGCGCCGTCCGTCTGGGTACTAAGTCCACCATCGAAGAGTCGCGTATCGAGCGGTTCATTGGGATTGGGTCACGGAACCGGGGGCGACTGCCTATCCCGCTTAAGTATTACGGGGCACACACAGGCCGTTGGTCAGGGCAGGACTCCGTGAACCTTCAGAACCTGCCGAGCCGGGACAAGAACAAGAAGGCGCTTAAGAACGCGCTGCTTGCACCGCTTGGGCACTACATAATCAACTGCGACAGCAGTCAGATCGAGGCGCGTGTCTTGGCGTGGCTTGCCGGACAGGATGAAGTTGTTTCGCAATTTGCGAATGGCGAAGATGTGTACTCGATCTTTGCAACGAAAATCTACAACCGCCCTATTACCAAGGCCAACCCCGTCGAGCGGTTCGTGGGCAAGACCTGCGTCCTTGGCTTGGGCTACGGCACCGGGGCGAAGAAGTTGCAGCATACCCTCAAGACTCAGCCCCCCGGCGCTGACCTGAGCGAGGACGAATGCAAACGCATTGTCGATCTTTACCGGCAAAAGAACGACAAGATACCGGAACTTTGGGAGCAGAGTGACCTAGCACTCAAGCGCATGATGGCTTGGCCTTCAGGTACCCGTGAGTACTCCTTGGGACAGCATGAGGCTGTATGGGTCAGCCCGCAGGGCATCCGGTTACCAAATGGGCTATACATTAAATACCCAAACTTACACGTGTCGGACAATAACAAGGTGGTTTATGCCTCACGCAAGGGCGTTCAGTCCATCTGGGGTGGGGCTGTTGTTGAGAACGTGGTGCAGGCGCTTGCCCGTATCATTGTCGGGCAGCAGATGCTTATGCTTAAAGAGAAGTACAGGCCAGTACTCACAGTACACGACGCCGCCGTGTTGGTTGTGCCCGAGCATGAACTAGAAGATGCGCTTGCGTTTATAACACAAGTAATGTCTACTCCTCCTAACTGGGCGGACGGCTTGCCCGTAGCATGTGAGGCGAAGTATGGACGATCATACGGAGACTGCTAAAGTGATTCACTGGTCATACAGCAGCCTTAAGGACTACACGAGTTGTCCTAAGAAGTATTATCACTTGAAGGTGGCGAAGGACCATGTCATTACAGTATCAGAGCAGATGCTGTACGGCACGGCTGTTCACAAAGCCGCAGAAGATTACGTCAGGGACGGTACTCCATTAGCCAAGAACTATGAGCAGTTCAAGGCATCCCTCGATGCGTTGTTGGCTATTGAAGGCACTCGTTATCCCGAATACGAGATGGCGCTCTACGAGGACAAGACCCCGTGCGATTTTGGTGACAGCAAGCGTTGGGTGCGGGGCATCGTAGACCTGTTGATAGTTGACGGCGAGTCGGCGTACATTGTGGACTACAAGACAGGTAACAATAAGTACCCCGACACGAAGCAGTTGAAGTTGATGGCGTTGATGACCTACGCGCACTTCCCTGCGGTGGACCACATCAAGGCGGGGCTGCTGTTCATAACGCGCAACTCGTTTGTGCCAGAAGAGTACCGTCGAAGTGACATTAGTAGACTTTGGGCCGAGTTTACGCCTACGCTTGAGCGGCTAAGATTGGCCTACGAGAACAGTATGTGGCCTCCGTCTCCTAGCGGTTTGTGCGGATGGTGCCCGGTCAATAGTTGTAAGTTTCATAGGGATAGATAATATGAAAGACGCCGAAAAAGAGTACTACAGAGTTACACTCCCTTACGGTAAATGGACGACCAAAGACGGCACCGAGGTGCTGTTTAATCGTAAGTACCAGCCTATCTGGGTGAAGCACCCTGATGGAAAGGTCAATAGCGCAGCACGTGATTGGTGGGTTCCTAACCTCGTCAAACAAGAGTTTTACTACGATGAGAGTAACCTGCCATACGGCGACCGCCGTCTAAAGCGTACCCACGACAGTTTGGCTAGATGCTATGCGGCCCTCAACAAATTTGGAGTTTGAATCATGCCGTACGTGAACAAGGCTAGACCCTACAAGAAAGAGTACAAGCAGCAGGTTGAGCGTGGTGAACACGACAACCGCATGGAGCGCCAACGCGCCCGACGTGGTTACGATGCCAAGGGTATCAGCCGCAAGGGTAAGGACGTTGCTCACGTCAAGGCGCTGTCCAAAGGTGGCAGCAACGGGGATGGTACCCGGCTTGAGCCGCCCTCAAAGAATCGGTCGTTCCGTCGCAAGTCGAACGGGGCGATGAAGTAGCCTCCACAAGGCGTGAGTGTGAGAGGAAGAGAGCTACACCTCCCTCTGCGGATCGGCATAGTCTGCTAACCACGTCAGTTGACGGCAAGCCCTAAGCGTGCCCTAGGCACAGCCTCCACCTTGAGCGTCAACCGTCTGGCCCACGTAACGGGCCTTTACCAAGTAGGACTCAGCATGAATATAGTAGAAAACACAGCAGTGCAGTTCAGTATTCCTGCAAAATTAGCAGACGCTCTTTACCACAACATCGAGAAGTGCGAGTACGTAAACGCCACGTCCGATGTAAAAGAGATGATCTTGTATTGGGGCTACGAGGAAGCGTGCGCCGCTGCCAACATCATTGATGAGGCACAGCCGAACCCCTCACTGCCTAAGATTCCTTCTCCAATACTTAAGGACTACGACTGGCCCGGCATACTCAAGCCTTTTGAGCATCAGAAAGACACCGCTTCGTTCTTGTCTATCCGTAAACGGGCGTTCTGCTTCAACGAGGCAGGTACAGGCAAGACCTCTGCCGCCATATGGGCCGCTGATTACTTGATGAATAAGGGCCTGATAAGCAGGGTGCTAGTCATCTGCCCGTTGTCCATCATGCACTCGGCATGGCAAGCAGACATCTTCAAGACCGCGATGCACAGAACGTGCGGTATCGCGCATGGCTCAGCAGAAAAGCGTAAGAAGGTTATAGATGAAGGGTACGACTTCACCATCATCAACTACGACGGCACGCATGTCGTGTTCAACGAACTAGTTGCGGGTAAGTTCGACCTCATCATCGTAGACGAAGCGAACGCATACAAGACCGTGAACACGCGGCGTTGGAAGACGCTGGCTAAGATGCTGACTCCGCAGACATGGTTATGGATGATGACCGGCACGCCTTCTTCTCAGTCGCCTATCGACGCTTTTGGTTTGGCTAGATTGGTGTCCCCGCAACGTGTGCCTAAGTTCACGACCGCGTGGCGCGACAAGGTCATGTATCAAGTGACCCGTTTCAAGTGGCTACCAAAAGATACACACAAACTGGAAGTGTTCAACGCGCTACAGCCTGCTGTCCGGCACACCAAGAAGAACTGTCTTGACCTGCCAGAACTCACTTATCAGACACGTGAGGTGCCGTTGACCCCGCAGGTTGTCAAATACTATAAGACCCTTAAACAACAGATGTTGATCGAAGCTGCTGGCCAACAGATCAGCGCCGTCAACGCGGCGTCTTCGCTACAAAAACTTTTGCAATTATCTGGCGGCGCAGTTTATTCAGACAAGCATCTGGTCATTGAGTTTGACGTGTCGCCTAGGCTGAACGCCTTGCAAGAAGTACTAGACGAAACTACAAATAAGGTTGTAGTATTTGTTCCGTACCTTCACACTATTGACGTCGTCTCCAAGTACCTCACCAAGCAAGGCGTGAGCAACGAGGTGATACAAGGCTCGGTAAGTGCGACGGGACGTGCAGCGATCATCAACAGATTTCAAAAGTCCGAAGACCCACGAGTGCTTGTCATTCAGCCACAGTCGGCGTCTCACGGCATCACGTTGACTGCTGCGGATACGATTGTGTTTTGGTCCCCGGTGATGTCGGTAGAGACATACCTACAGTGCATCGGGCGCATCGAACGTGTTGGACAAAAGAATGCAATGACTGTAGTGCATCTGCAAGGCTCTGACGTTGAGCGCAAGATGTACTCCATGTTGCAGGGTAAGGTCGATAGTCATCAAAAGATTGTCGATTTGTATATGCAAGAGTTGGAGGCTTGATGAATACTGAATCTTTGGTTGAGACATACATAGCCGTGCGAGGGCAGCGAGACAAGTTGCTGCGTGAGTACGAGGCGGCTGACGGAGCGCTTAAAGCTGACTTGAACAAGCTGGAGATGGCACTGCTTGATATCTGCAACGCTGTGAACGCGGACAGTATCAAGACGGCGCACGGTACGGTGATGCGCAAGGTGAACGAGCGGTTCTTCTGCCAAGACTGGGACAACTTCTACAAGTATGTTTTGGATAATGAAGCCGTGCAGTTGCTTGAGCGGCGAATTCACCAAGGCAACTTCAAGGAGCATATGAAGGCCATCGAAGGTGATGGCTTCCCACCGGGGGTAAGTGTGATGAGAGAGTTTGGTGTATCAGTACGTAAATCCAGTAAGGAGTAGTTCAAATGAGTAACGATATCATTGCGAATCTTAAGAGCGAACTTGCCACTGTTCCGCGTGGCATTGACGACGATACCCGCGCAGTTGCGGGTGGCGGCAGCGGTAATCTGTCCAAGCGCATCTCCATCAAGGGCGGCGTGTTCCGCAAGATGGCGGGTGGCAAGGAGATCGGGGCCATCGAAGACCGGCACATGAACGTGATCTTCGTGAAGATGTCCCACACGCCGAGCCGTACCTATTACACCGGCATCTATAAGGAAGGCGAGAAGACCGCGCCTGCCTGTTGGTCAACCGACTCCAAGGTCCCTGACAAGGAAGTCAAGAACCCTCAGGCTGAGGCTTGCGACAAGTGCCAGTTCAGCATCAAGGGTTCTGGTCAGGGCGGTAGCGGTGCTGCGTGCCGTCTGTCGTGGCGTACCGCAGTTGTGTTGCCTGCTGACCCCGGTGGCGATGTCATGCAGTTGGTCCTCCCTGCTACGTCCTGCTTCGGCAAGGAAGAGGGTGGCAAGTGGCCCTTCCGTCCGTATATTCAGAAGTTGGCGGACAACGACATCAGCGCGGGGCGTGTCGTGACCAAGATGCAGTTCGACACCAAGTCGCCTGTGCCTAAGCTGCTGTTCTCGCCTGTTGGTGTTGTACCTGAGGATGACACTGATACGATCAAGCGTCAGCGCGAGTCTGCGGCTGCTGAGAACGCGGTCAAGTTGAATGTTTATCAGGCGGAGGAGCAGACTAGTGCTACCCCTGTTGCATCTGATGAGCCTAAACTCCGTGAACCCAAGAAGTCTGAAGCCCCTCCTTCTGGCGATGTCTCGGACGTTGTCAAGAAGTGGTCCAAGAAGTAAGGTGAAGTCATGCGGTCCTATGGTCAAAAGTTTTTGTTAGAACTGCGAGACGCAGACCCGGCTCGTTTGGGCGTCCAACTGGGCAGGTTGTGTGTAGATGCAAACCTGCCAGCGCTTTATGTAGCCAAGGTGTTGCAGGTGTCTAAGACTACAATCTACGCGTGGTTCCGTGGGCAGTACATCCGCGAACAAAAGCGTGCGACTGTAGAAGCCTTCATTACGCTCGTCCAGAAAGACATGGAAGCAGGGTTGCTGCCTTGCAAGACTACTTTGGACGCTAAGACGTACCTGTCAAAGATGGTAGGGGAGTCCGTAGTGCTTTAAGCAGGGCTTATCCTTTTTTGGCGGGGTGGCCTTCGCCCCGCCTTTTTTATCTGTGGACGTATATGCGAAAAGAATTTTACGAGAAAGCATTACCGTCGCAGGGCTTGTACTGTGCAGCCGGGATCGACCGTGACGGTCGTACTTACCATCGGTTTGCAGAGTCGCCTAGCGAATTGGAAGACTGCATCAATGAACTACAGCAGAACAAGTTAAACGTATTCGTAGCGCTTAACAGTTTCAGCCAACGTAGCAGGAAGACAGACTGCGCCTTGTTCTGCAAGACGCTGTTCATTGACTTGGACGTTGACCCTGAGAACGACAAGAAGTACGCAAGCAAGGAAGAAGCCCTTGCAGCGCTTGACGACTTCATCAAAGTCACCGAGCTCCCTCCTCCCGTGCGGGTAGATTCGGGCGGCGGCATCCATGCGTATTGGATACTTGATCAGGACGTGTCGTCTGCTGAATGGAAGCTTTACGCATCCAAGTTCAAGAAGCTGTGCCTTGACCATATCAAGATCGACCCTGCGATCACGGCTGATGCGGCCCGTATCTTGAGATGCCCCGACAGCCTCAACTACAAGAAGGACCCACCCTCTGCAACCAAGTTCTTGGACACGGACTTCCAAGAGTGGTCGTATGCTGAGTTCAAGCAGTACCTAGGGGACGTGGCTAACGAGGCCACTTCCATCTTCGACATCCTGCCTAAGGGCATGGACGATGACACCAAGAAGATCGCTCGTATAGACAACTACGAGACTTCGTTCCAAGACATCGCTATCAAGAGCCTTGAGGGCACCGGCTGTGCCCAGATCAAGCACGCGCTGCTGAACCCTAAGACTATCTCTTACGATGAGTGGTACTCCGCGTTGGGTATCGCTCGGCATTGTGTAGATTGGGAATCGGCAATACATCAATTATCTGAAGATCATGACGAGTACGACCATGACAAGACGGTATGGAAAGCCAATCAAACGGTGGGAGCGCCACGTAGCTGCGACTTCTTTGCCTCAACTTGGCCCGAGCGGTGCGAAGGATGCGCATTCAAAGGCCGGATTCGTAATCCTCTTGGCATCGGACGACGCTTGGTTGAAGCACCGACGACCGAAAAGATTAGTGAAGAGGACGCAATTCGGGTCGAAGCGAATCCCCAAGAAATTCCGCCCTTCCCCACCCATCTTAGACCATTCATCAGGGGTAAAAACGGTGGCGTGTACTACCTCCCACCCCCTGAGATAGACGATGAAGGGGTAAAGGTACAGCCTGAGCCGTCGTTGATTTCGACCAATGACTTCTTCCCTATCAAACGAAAGTACAGCCCCGGTGCGGGTGAAGTCTACGTCATACGCTTGGTGATGCCGCATGAGACCCGCGAGTTCGACGTGTCGATGGAAGTGTTCAACTCCCCTGACATGTTCAAAAAGATATTTGGCAAAGAGGGCGTCACTCCACCTTCACAAAAACATTGGTTTATGCTTATGGATTACATGAACAAGTGGGCGCAGTATCTCCAATCGCAGAGCGCTGCTGACATCATCCGCAGCCAGATGGGTTGGGCAGCAGACAACAGCGCCTTCATCCTCGGCGCTATCGAGATAGACAGTAACGGGGTTGAACGCAAGTCGGCCACGTCTCCGCTAGTCAAGGGCGTGGCTAAGATGATGGAGCCGCGTGGTAGCTATCAGAAGTGGCAGGAGTGCGCTCATGAGCTGAATCGGCCTGACTTTGAGATGCATGCCTTCGCTATGGGCATGGCGTTCGGGTCTCCGTTGATGCGGTTCTGCACGACCAAGGGCATGACGTTCTGCTACACGGGCAACACGGGCGGTGCCAAGTCCGGTGCTTTGATCGCAGCGGTCAGCGTCTTTGCGTCCCCTAACGATGCTAGCGTGTTCAAGGCGACCGACAACGGGTTCGTCATGCGTGCGCTTAACTTTAAGAACATCATACTAGGCATCGACGAAGTGAAGGATAAAGATCCGAAAGAACTATCGAACCTTATTCACTCCATTGCCCAAGGCAAAGGCAAGATCCGTATGCAGGCTAGCGTCAACGCGGAGCGTGAACAGGAGCTATCTGCCGCACAAATATCACTGTGGACTTCCAACGAATCCATGATTGACAAGCTGTTTGCAGCCAAGCGCAACCCGACTGGTGAGATGGCTCGTTACATGGAGTACCGCATCCCGCGCCCTGCGTATCTAGAGGAGAACCCAGATTGGGGCAGTCAGACCTTCGACCCGTTCAACGCCAACTACGGGTGGGCGGGGCGTGAGTACATCAAGAACTTGATGAACGTGGCAGATGCTGACAAGGAACTAGCAATAAACCGTTGGCGAGATCGTATCGGCCAGTCTAGATTTGGTAGGAACATATCTTATAGGTTCTTTGAAAACGCTGCTGCAGCTACGTTTGCCGGACTTGAGTTCGCCAGAGACTTTAATATCGTCGAGTACGACCTTGACCGTGTGTTTGACGCCGTGATGCTTCAGTCGATCATGGTGCGAGACAAGACCTCCAAGGAGCAGGCAATCGACTATGAGGGGCTGATTACAGAGTTCTTCTCAGAAAACCACCGAGGCATCCTGATATTTAACAACGGTCTTAGCACTACGGATATCTATGGGCCATTGAAGGGACGCATGGAGTTGGACACCGGTCGCTTTTATATCTCTACCAAGCATTTTAATAGCTTCCTCACGCTTGAGTGCAAGGTCAGCACCGATGAGATGGTGCATACGCTGAAGGCCAAGGGCGTATTTCTCGGCGTGGAGGAGAAGAAGCGGCTGACTCCCGGATGGAAGGGCGGCACTTTGAACGGCATCCGCTGCTACGTGTTTAAGTTGACTACGCCTATAGAACTAGTGGAGAAGATCGTTGCCGAATCAAGATCTAAACCTGAAGGAGCCTGAGTGGGTCTTCCCGTTTCAAGGCATGGACGTAGGGGACTCGTTCTTTATTCCTACAGTCAGGCCAGCAGGGTTGATATACGCAGCAGACTCCCGCGCCAAGGCATGCGGTATAAAAGTTAAATCCTATGCCTCGTCCAAGGAAGGACACCTTGGCGTGAGAGTCTGGCGCGTTGCTTAGTCGCCCGGCAGTATCTGGGCAATACGGTTGCGTATGCTCAGTGGGACGTACAGCCCATCCACAGACTGCTCCTGCCTTGTAACGCGTCCGATTACCGACTTACGGATGGTGTCCTGCGTGATGGCAAGCCCCCTCTGCGGGTTCTTGGCGTTGAACTTCTTTATGTCGTCCAACGCTTCCTGCATGCCCTCGGCGTCCTGCTCCTGCCACGCTGCGTAATACTTGTCGAGCAACGATGAGCGCCGCTTGACCAACTTATCCTGCAGTTTGGCGGTCGAACTTGCCCGCTCACGGGCGTAGGACACTTCGCTTGGCGCAAAGCCAACAGCCTGCATCATCAAGTTGTAGTCGCCGACGTCCTCTACCACGGGGGTGCCGTCTTTGTTACGCACGCCTTCTTCGGCGTAACGCAGTGTTTTCCATCCATTTCGGATGAACGATGGCGCAATGGCCTCGACAGCTCTTTGATACTCACCTTCGCCAAAAAGCCCAATGCCGCGACCGATGCTCATAGCCGCCGCGTAAGACGGCCCCAGTGCCTGCTCAAGCGTGTACAGAATCGGCCCGACATCGCTCATGCGCTTGTAGTCTTCACGCCAGATCAAGCCGTTAAAGCCCGTGCGAGATGCGATGTCCACACCAATCAACTGGTTCAGTAGGCCCTTCCTGCCTGTCTCGCTCAAGGCCCCATCAACGTAGCCGGTTGCATCAAACGGCTCATCGTCATCGCCCATGAGCAGGCTCGCCAAGAACTCTGCCAAACCATAAAGCGGCATGCCCTGCACGCCAGCAAGAATGAACGCGGCTCCAAAAATGCCCACCAGCTGACTACGCGCCACTTCACGCGTGGTTGCATCTTCGCCCTTGAACGACTGATGGAACAAACGGGACAGCAAGTACACCTGCGCTTGGGCAAAGCGCTTGAAGGTGAACATCATCTTGCCGAAGCCTTGTTGGAAGAAACGCGGGCCGGTCTCTGCAAGCGCAGAACCGTGGGCATCCTTCGTAAGCTTTATGGCTTCTTCTATGGCCGTGTTGATGTCGCCCGTTCTGGAGTAAGCAAGATCGAACGCAGCAAGCAACGTCACCTCGCGGTTAAAACGCTCCGAGTTCTGGAACGTCCAACCAAGAAATGCCTCGACCTTTGCCCGCATGCCGACGTAGTCTTTGGTGTTTGTTCTACGGGCTTCTACGTGTTCGTAGCCGCTAGAACGTCGGATGATCGAGCGCGACACAGCCGTGTCGTAAAGCTTCTTATACTTCGGGTCAAGGTTAGTAGCGGCACCAAAAGTGTAATCTGAGTTGGTGTCCCGACCACCCTTGAAGTAGGTCTTCATCGCCTTTTCCATGGCGGTATAGGCTTTGTCATAGCCATACTTACCACCAAGCAGCGGAGCCACGACCATCGGCAACTGCGTGGTGTTGACGAGCGCAGACGAGATGTTGCCTGCGATGAACCACATGTAACTGAAGTAACTCGCCCCGTCGAAGAACCTGTTGGGCTGCGGGTTACGTATGAAGTTCACCTGTTTGACAAGGTTGTTGTATACGTCACGCAGTATAGGATCAGTTATACGGTCGCCACCGGCTTGTTGACGAACTTTACTAAGTGACTCTTCAATCGGAACCGCGTACTCAAGGTTCGTCAGCTGGTTTGCCATGCGGTTAGCCACGTTGGCAAAGGCTTGGAACACGTCGGGCTCAAAGCCAAACTTACCGTACCGGGTAGTCCCGGTCGCCATATCGTAAGACTCTTCACGCGACTGCAACTGCTGCCGGATCGAGTCTGCAGGCAAGTAATTCAGAAACGCCTCGTACACTGCGTCAACCAAGTACTCAGGGGCGTTGTTAGCTTCTAGAGCAGACACGACTTCACCCAAGAACCCAGTTGGCAGGGGGCCGTTACGGCGGGCCTCGTTCAGTCTTGTAAATCCTTTGGCGTTAGTGATGCCTTGCGCTTTCAACGCTTCGATGGCGCGGGTCCTGTCAACCTCACTATTAAACGCTGACGTGATGGTCTCATTGTTCTGATCGGTATAAGTCAGCCAGTAGTCACCATCACGCCAAAGCGGCAGATAAACACGCAGCCGCTTGCTGTCGTACTTGGCCTTGAGACGGTCAACGGCTTTTTCCCCGACCACTTTGGCTAGCAAATCAAACATCTGAGCAGATGTACGCTCGTAGTACGCACGGAGCTCTTTGTACGCATCCCGCAGCTCTTTTGGCAGTGCATCAAACTCCTTGATGATGTCGTACGCCGCACGGTCCTGCCCGCTCATTTTGTTCACGGGTTTGTTAAGAACCGCACGATCAGTGTCGTTCAGTGGGTCAACCTGATAGACCGTAGTCATGTTGGCGACCTTGAAGAAGCGGTCCATTATCTCCGGGTTTTTCTTGGAGATCTTGTTGGACATCTTGTACCACTTCATCACAAGATTGCCGACTTCTTCGCGGCGGGCGGCTTCCGTACCACCACGGCTTTCAAGGATCCTGTCGGTCGTCTCGATCTCCGGCAGTTCCTTTTTCCATATTTCTGCCGAGTCTTTAATTTGGAGGAACCCCATAGACGCTTCACGCAGGCTGGCCCCGATGTTGCCGTAAGCCGCACGCAACCCATCACCAATTTTGCTGTTGTACTTAGAAGCCGTCAGAGTGAAATCAAACACCCTGCTCAGGCGTTCTTCTGCTTGTCTGCGCTGGTACTTGATCGTGCCATCGCCAATACGTTCCTTACGCTGTCCAGCCATCACCGCGCCATGCGCCTGTATCAAGATCTCATTGATCTCATTGTTTGTATACGTGACGGGGAAGCCCATCGCGTTCAGGAACTTGCGGATTAGGTTGGCTACGCGGTTAAACGCAGCACGCAGAGCCGAGGCGTCCTTGACCTTGGGCCCAGCAGCAGACGCTTCTGCCAGCACTTCTTCAACGGCAAGAGCAATCTGGTCCCCGCGGCTTTTGTTAGAGTAAGAGTCAGGGAACCGAGCAAGATACTGATCTGCCTGCTTACGTACAGCCTTGTTGGTGCGATAGAGGTTAAGCATCACCTCCTTCAACCGCTTACCAAACACCTGCTCCAAGCCAAAGTGACCAAGCGACTCGTGGAACAGAGTGGCCTTTACTTCAGCAACGTCACTGAGGTTGTCGGCAACAAGATAGATTTCGCCATCAACGTATATGCCTTGGGTGTTAGGGAAGTGTCGCCCCGGCAAATCTGTATACGACTGCACGACATTGACCTTGGGCGCGTTCTTCCAGCCTTTGACGATACGGCTGACTGTCGCTTGCACGCTGCTTGCAGACAATCCATTGCCCTTGCCTTCGCCACGACGGAACCGCAGTGGCTTGTAATTGTCAGGGCCCTCAGTGTCGTAGAAGTACGTACCGTCTTCATCCAGTTCGTACTGCTCACGCGTCGTGTAGAAGTCCTCGTTAGACTCGATACCGCCTACATCTTCGTCTTCTCTGGACGCAACCTTGTCTACGAGCTTACGGAGCTTAGCCAGATCGGGCTTTGGCTTCTTGATCTCAGCGTTGTAACGCTCACGGTCGGCGTCGTTCATTTTGCCGGACGCGTTCAAGAACCGCGCTGCAGACTTTATGCTGTTGAGGACTTCAGTTTCAGCCCGGCTAAGCGACGGTTTGGCTGAGCCGCCAACCAAGTCAAGCCCTCTCTGGGACCTGCGCTGTCTCAGCTCATCAGTAAGAGTCTTAACAAGACGTCGCTGTTCAGCACGCTCAGCGGGTTTTAGAGTCTTATCGCTTGAACGTCTTTCAGCCTGATTAATACGTTGCTCAAGGGAAGCAAGCTGGGCAGCGGCCTTCTCCTCATCCAAAGCGGCAGCGGCAATACGCATATCTTCAGCCAGCGTACCCTTCGGCACACCCTTAAAAGTCGGACGGCGTTGCGGTGCCGGAGCACGTTCAGACGCTTCGTCTGCCCTTTCCTGAACCTTTATGGCTTCAGCATTTTTAGCACGCAGGCGGGCATCCGCACGAGCACGGGCCTCTTCAATTACAGCTTCGTCCGTGTCGTCTTGTACGTCTTCGCGTACGGGCTTAGTCGCGGCTGGCCGATAGTCCTCAAACACCTGATAAAAATTCTTTTTGCCGGGCACGGGCACAATCGCCCCGCTACCGATCAGGGCATCACGCAGCGCTCTAACTTCTGGCAGTTTTAGCTTAGTAGCCTTTTGCAGCCCAAGTGCGTCAACCTTGCCCGTAGAACGGACATAATCAAGCCCGGCAGCGCGAGCGTTTTTAGTCTTATCATCGGTCAGTGCAGGAGATACAGCTCCTTCTCTCTCATCAACCCGCTTAGCAACACCGCCAACAGGCTCCACTCCTGCACCTTCAGGTCTTGCAGCTTCTTGTCCTGCGGGGGCTCCTCGTTGTACAGGCAGTGCAGGGCTTCCTGCAGTTGCTCCAGCGACAGCTTCTCCAGCACGGGTTGATACGGGTTCACTTGGTGCCTCCGGGGGCGTGATGGGGGTAACCGTTTCCGCAAGCTGCTTAGTTGATTTACCAACTTGAATAGCTTTGTCTGCAATGTCTTTTGGTAAAAAATACTCAAAATCCGGCTCACGAGAAAATTTTAGTGCTTCAGGATTGTTCTTTACTGAATACGCTGCCACCTGCTCATTTGGGATATCAATGTATTTTTCTACAAAATTTGCGCCCGCTTCTTTTTTATACCAATCTCTACGGGCCTCATCCGCATCACTAAACCACCTACCTCTAGCAACCACGTTTTCTTTAAAACCCGGTATTTCATACATCCAATCAGGAATCTTAGCCTCGGGTTCTCCTGACTCTGATCTCCACAGCCTTGTGTAACCTTTAGGTACGGGCGGTTCGGCTGTTTCCGCAGGTGCAGCCGCTTCCTTAGCCTCGACCGTCTCCGCTGCCTTCGGCTCAACCAACTTGAACTTGCTGCCCGCCGCGCCTACACGCTCAACGATGCCTTCATCTATAAAGCCACGCATGATAGCCGCAGCCTTGGGCTGGTTCAGTCCAGTAGCCTCAGAGATTGCCTTGATGGTCGGCTTGACCTTGATGGCTTCGAGGGCCAGAGTGCGGACATCCGGAGCAGGGGCGGCCTCAGTCGCAACTAAATCTTCAGTTGCAACCTCAACATCTGCCTCACGCGCAGCGGGCGGGTAGTAAGGAGCGTCTTCATCAACAGGCGCAAGTGCTTCAGCCTCCGCCGCTTCGCGCAAAGTCTGTGCGTTGTATTCACGACGTTCCAAATCAGCAAGTGCCTGCTGACGCTCGTACTCTTCACGAGCCTCGCGCTCAAGGCGGGCTTCCAGTTCTGCTTTAGTCTCTCGCGGTGCAGCGGGCGGTGCGGGCGGTGCAGGTGTAGTCGGAGGCGGTTTGCCCTGTTCACGCTGCTGTGCAGCTTCAACCTCGCGGCGTTCAATCTCAGCCTGCGCGGCGGTGCGTTCACCTGCCCTACCTGCATAGCCAGCAGCCCCACCCATGAGGGGGCCAAGGATCGCCGCACCAATCGCCGCCTGCTTGTATTCTTCTTGTGCCTCATCGTCAGACAAGGACAACCCAGCTTGCCATCGCTCAAGCACCGTCTGAGCAACTTCTTGCGGAACTTCAAACGCCGCGCCCTTAGCAGCGTCTTTAACGGTACCAATTGGGGTAGCCTTGAGCGTGCCTGCTTTGTAGCTATCAACAAGTTTATCTGCCGCTTGCTGTACGGCTTCTTCCTCAGGCAGCAAAAGGTTGCGCGTAAACGGCAACGCCCGGAACAACTTTTCAAAGTACTTGAGCTGGGCAAAGTCCAGTCCAGCCTGCGCTGTTGAGGCAGCGAGAGACTTACCAAGCTGCAGTTCTTCAGGCGTGCGCCCCTCAGCTATGGCGCGTTCTTGTTCCTGTGCCTGCCTTTGCAGGTTTTGAATCTGATACTGAGCCGCCGAAGTACCAAAACCCGCAGCCACGCCCGCAATCGGAGTGGCAAACGACCCCGCCGTAGCCGCAGCCACGGGAGCAACCATCTGGCCAAGTGAACCTCCAAGCAACTGTTTGAACGCCGCCCAGTTCTCGCCCTCACCAAAGCCAACCGTGCGGAACTTAGAATCACCCGCAGCAATAAAGGCTGCACGGGTTTCAGCATTAGGATTGGCAGCGAACGCCGCAGCCTCGTCGCTCAGTCCAAACGTCTTGGCAGCTGCCTTCAGCGTGTCCCAGAAACCGCCAAGCGGTTTTTCTTCTGGGGCTTCAACAAACTCAACTGGCTCAGCGGCAGCCGATTGGACCTGATTAATATAATTAGCCAGCTTACTAGCAGCTTCCGTGTCGCCAGCGGCATGTGCCGCTCTTAACGCGTTGTATACGTTATTAAGATCAGCCATTTAATTGACTACTTTTAAGTTTTGCCGTACTGCTTAATAAGCGCTGCAATATCAGAAGGCATTGTAGACGCGCCCGCAACAGGTCCGCCAGAATAAGGCAGCCCGGTCAACTGACTCCGCTGTCTTTCAGCCTCTGTATATTCACGCTGAGCTTCGGTATAGGCGCGTATTTGCGCTGGTGTGGGAGGTGTCAGCAATGCTTGGAAGTCGCTCATTGTTCTGCGTGCTGCCGCAGCCCTGTCATTCAACACGCTCAACTGATTACGCGCAACATCATCCGCCCCAAGCGCACCGGCCTGACCCCGTGCTGTCGAAGCAGCATACTGCAGCCGATTACCTTCGCGCATCACATCAATTTTTTCTCGATCCAGAAGCAGTTGCTGTTTCTCTTTTTCAATCGCAAACATCTCAGCACGAGCTTGCTGCGCCTGCTGCATAGCGGTCTTGAAATCGCCTTCCTTCTCAAGCTCCTCGGCCTGACGCAGTTTAAGCACAGACTCGCGGAGATTACGCTGGTTTGCAGCCAACTCTTTGTTAATCCCTCGGAGTGCCTGAGCGCCAGAGATGGCCCCCTCAGACATTGCGCCCAAGAAGGTAGCACCCGGACGAGACGCAGCGGCGGCCATCTTGAACCCAGCCTCAGCAAAGGCCAGCATCCGGTCTTTGCCAAACTGCTCAGACAGCCGGTTGCCTTCGTCGGTCAAGAAGCTGCGCATCTCCTCACGTGCTGCGCCAAGCCCTTCACGCTCACGAAACGCCCGAATCCGCTCGTACTCCCGGTTCTCCATTTCTTCGCGGGTAGGCTGTGCGGCCTCAGCGGGTGCAGCTGCTGCAGCAATACCCATCGGACTACGCGCAGCGGGGGGTCTAACAGCCGGAGCTGAAGTCGGAGGAGGCTTAGTAGCCGGAGCGGTAGTAGGTACAACGGGGGCCTTGTCTTCGCCCGGGAACATCACTGTTGACGCAGTAGCTTCTCTACCAAATCTTGGACGGACTTCAGTTGGAGCCGCGCCACTGTACTGTTCTCTAGCCCGCGCCTCTCTAAGGTCAACAAGATTTGACCGTTCGGGCAATGAAATACGCGGAAGGTTCCTGCCAAGGGAAGTGTAATCCTCAAGACTGGCTTGGATTTCTTCCGCTGTTTCTGTATCGCCCCTAGCAAGTGCTTCTCTAACAAGCTTCTGCATGTAGCTGATCGGATTGACTTCCCCGCCTTCATCAAACGCCACGATGCCGCCACCCGCAAACTGAGCCTGCTCCATAGACGGAGCCGGGAGGCCGCCAAGCCCCTGCTGCATCGCCATCTGCTGCTGTTCAGCCATGTTGAGCTGATCACGGATGGTAGGCGGGGTCTGCGGAGCCTGCACGGGCTGCTGCTTCAAACGCTGAAACTGATTCATCATGGCGTAGAGGTCCGCCATCGGGGCCACGCCCTGCGTAGCCATGCTCTTGACGTACTGAATGGCCTGATCAGGCGGCATACCGTTTGACATCGCCTGCTGCAGCGAAGCCATCATGGCACGACCCGTGCCGCTGACTGGACCAAGCATTACTTGCTACCCCCAAATCCGCCAAAGAGGCTACCAAGCCCAAGCCCCATACCTGCAATCTGCCCGAACAGACTAGGCGGCTGCTGATAAAGCGTACTCGTCTGCCCCGTAGCCGGGATGCCACGCAAAATCCCCATGCCGAACTCAGCCTGCTTGTACGGGAACTGCTGCTGATTTATGAAGTCGTTATACTGCTGGTTAAGCAGCTCCTGCTCCAAAGCCTGAATCTGAGCGCCCGCACCAAGCCGAGCCTGACCCATTCCCATACGCTGCTGATAGCCCTGCATGCCAAGGCCACCAAGCGACCCCGCCGCAGCCAACTGCTGAGCAAGGCCCTGAAGACCGAGATTAGCACCGAACTGCTGCGCCTGCTGAGCGTTCTGAAACGCGTTCTGAAGCCCCGTGGCCTCGATGCCCTGCAGCTGATTCTGAAGGTTCCGGTTTGCCTCAGCC